AACATAGAACCTTCGTACGCTTCAGATATACCGCGTTGTACAGGCTCAGGAGTATATCTACGGTAAGCTTCTCCTGCTACTTCACCCAGTGTTTCTCCAGCAGCGCCTACACCAGCAGCAATACTAGTACCAACACGGAATTTACCGGGAAGTTGCTCCATGTCTCCAGCAAGGCCTCTGTAACGCTCACGAGTCTCTCTAAAGCGTTCTGGTGTTTCTTCTACCATACCCCTCATGCTTTCAGGCTCACGAGGACGTGGAGGTGTTACAGTAAAAGTTTCTTCTCCAACTATGCCTATGACTTCTCCTGTTTCTTGATTAGTTGCAGTCTTGAGAGGCAACCATTGTTCACCGTCCCAGTATACTTTTTTGCCTGTTTGTGGATTAGTTGCTGTCTGCATGATTATAGATCCAATTCAAAACCTTCGGGAAGTACTGCTTCTGCTTCTTCTGTTTTTTCTGGCATGGTTATGCTTGGGAAGCTGGTCATGTTTTGTTCACCTACACGCTTTGCGGTGGCGGTTCTGACCTTGTTAAAGTTTTCTACAGTCTTAACCATAGCGTTTCGTCGGATGTTTAACAAACTAAACAAAGCTTCTTGCTGTGTTGTGATGTCCGCAGCAGCAATCAACTTAGCGTACTCTCTATCTGCGTCTGACAAGGCCGAGCCTGAACCAAAGTCTTTAATTTGGTCAGCAACAATTTTACCTGCCTCAGAAATAAAAGTTTCAGCGTTTGTAACTGCGGGATCGTAAGGTAGCCCAATAAGCTCACCAAAACGTCTTAGGTTTAATTCCATGTTAGCCGCAAGACCCGTAGGCATACCGCCTTCCAAACGCCCTGTTTGTCTGTCAATTAACTCAATCATGTTACGAGCGTCTTGTGCTTTAGTATTAAGCTCAACAAAGTTAGTAACATTGGCTTCTGCCATTGCCTTAGAACCAACTTCTTGGCCTTTGTCAATAACTTCTTGAACCTGTGGAGCCTTGCGTACCAGCCCAAGCTCACTGGCCTTAACGTACGTGTTAGTCTGATCGTTGTAGACTAAACCAAAATCGTTTACGTTGACAGCTTTGATGTTGCCTTCTCCGTCCTGCCAAGCCTCTAGTTTACCTGTGCGGCCTTTAAGTAAAGCGTCCGCTTCTTCTTTAGAAAGAGTACCCATAGCAGTAATTTGAGCAGGAGTAAACCCAGCCATCTTTAGTCGTGCTTTGATAACTTGAGGATTGTCTAAAGGCAGCTGTTCAATCTGAAACTCTCGAATGTCCTTGCTAATACCTCTAAGCTCGTCCATGTCCGTAGTAGCTCGTGCTGTTGCTGCTTGGTCCACAAGGCCAGCGCTTTCTGCTGCAACTGCTACCTTCTCTTGGAAAGCACTTAGTTCTGTCTGGGCAGCAACCTGCGCTCCTAACTGACGTGCTGCCTGTTCATACTTAACGGCATTTTCAATGTCACCTTGTTGACGGTAAAACTGAGCTAACTGAAGAAGTCCTTCAGGAGAATTAGTGTCAATCTGAGCCAACTGCTGACGCTGTTGTTGCTGTAGTTTTTGCTGTTGTAGTTGGCCGGGCAGCTGTGCCGCTTGTTTAGCAGTAGTAAACAACCCTTGACCCATTGCAGGGTTGGCCATTTGTCTTAAAAACTCTTGTGAAAACTTAGCCATGATTTAGTCCTTTTTGAACAAACTGCCCAGTGTTGATATTAAGTCAGAAGTTCCTGTCGATCTAGGAGTCAATGCTCCTTGCAAAAGACCAGCGCCTGTCTGACCCAGTAGGTTAGCCCTTGCTTGTTCTGCAACCAACTGCGCTTCAAGACCTGACATAGTAGCTTCACCAAACAACCCAGCACCCTGTAGCTGTGCCTGTTGTTGCAGTGCTGCCAACTGTTGTGCAGGTTGAGTAGCCGCCATAAGCTGTTGCTGTGGTATGTAACCAGAACCAAGGAACTGTTGTCCAAGAGCCGCTTGTTGCATCTGTTCAGCCTGAGCTTGTTGCATAGCACCTAACATAGCTCTGTTTCGAGCCTCTTCTTGTGCTGTAGCCATAGCTAACATTTCAGGAGTAGCGCCACCATAGGCAGCAGAGCTAGTACCTAGTCTACCCTGAGCAGCTAGTCGCTCTTCTAAAGCAAGACGCTGACGCTCTTCTTCAGGGCGTTGTGCTCTACGCATACGCTCAAAGATGGCTTGCTCTCTAGGCTCTCTAGTTTGCATAGCTTGCCCAAAGAACCCACCAGCACCTCCTAAGAGTTGTTGTTGAAGCATTTGCTCTTCAGGAGACAGGCCCATAGTGGTTTCAATACCACCTTCAGGAGTAACCTGTGTACCCATGCCAGCACCAGTAGCAGTAGTCACAGTAAACGGTCTAAACTGCGTCTGCTCCATTTGCGTAGCAGCAAGTTCTTCAGCCCCTGTTCTGGCTTGTTGTCCTATGTCACTAAGACGACCATAGGCTTCGCCTGTTAACAAACCACCTACAACGCCCGGAAGCAAAACGCTTGGTTGAGACAAGAATGACCCAAGGCTTCCTAGCATGTCGGTAAAGCTACTGCCCCCGCCACTGCTTCCTATGCCAGCGCTAAGAACATCAGAGCCATAACCAATGTTATACTCGTCTTGAGTATCATTAATCATATCATCTATGCTTCCTGATGAATATCCGTTAGACATGTCTTACTCCCTTAAAGTAGCTTCCCTATCAAAGCCATTACGTTAATTTCTTGTAGTGACAAAGCAAAACCATCTATTTCTGACTCTAGTCCTACCTGCACACTTGTGCCGTACCCTGTTGTGTTTAGACTACGTTGGTTAGTTAATTGACCAGCCGTAAACTCTACTGTTGTGTACTCACTAACACCATAAAAACCTGTAATCTGAGTACCTATTGTAAACTCTGCTGTTGCATACGTTGTATCAAAATCATACGCCCACTTCATAAACACTGTTGCGTCGTTTGCACCAACTAATGTAGGCTTGAGCTTTTTAAGTATCTTAACTCTAGAGCTGTCACCAAAGGTTAAGCTTGGACTATAGTACTTAAATCTGTAACCAGTGCCGTTGTCACTGTAGCCTGTATATGTGCTAATACCGTTAGTAGTGCCTATATACAACGTACCGTCAGTTAAACGTGTAAACGATGTAAACCCAGTAGACGGCCAACGAGTAACACGATATGATCCGTTTTCTAATGTACCTCTTACGTCAAAACAGTACGTTACATCTTGACTTGTAAACGTAAGTAGATAAAACCCTTCTTCTGGGCTATAGACAGATCTAAAAAACTCAGTCTCGTTTTGCAATGCAGCAATTATGTCTTTACTAATATTACCCGACAGACTACTAATAGGCATTGACTTTTCTTGTATGGTCCTGCCAAAGCTCTTAAGACCAGTGTGTGACAAGAACAATACGTCTGTACCTGTATACTGCACCGTGTCTCTGTTAACACAACCAATACCCGCTACAGTGTCTGATAACGTCATAGATGCAGGAGAAGTAGCACCTTCGTAAACAATAATGCTGTGCTTACCAAAGATAATTAATAGATTGTTATGTGCGGCCAGTGAAACAATTTCGTCATAACCGTCAGGCCATACTTTAGATATATCAATGTTACCGCTAGAGCCTCCTGCCCAAGCAACACCGTCTAGCAAATCTGACCAATAGATAGTAGACTTGTTAGTGTTAAAGTCTGCTGTCCAGAGCCTACCATAAGCCGCTAGTACCTCATTGCCGTACATAGTACTAGCAACGCCGCTAGCGTGTGTATGGTCGCTCATGGCTTCTACAGTGCCTGCGTGATGAGAGTATACAAGAGGCTCAAAACCACGTTGAAAGAAAAACAAGTGATCATTAAAGTTAACAATCTTCCAATTGTTAGCGTTGATTGTGTATCCTGAAGGTGTCTCATCAACCAGTGTAGCTGTGCCGCTAATAATTTTATTGTTACCTACTGAAAATAGTTTGGTGTTTCCTGCGTTATCTCTGTAGTCCTTAATAGCACGTAATGAATCAGATCCTAGTACAGTCTTGTTTGTTGTTACGACAGTGTGGCCCTTACGTGCAGCAATACGACCACGTTTGTCA